ATGAAATACACACACTATAAAAACAGATTTTCAAGTAAGGATAAGGGTATCGTTCACCTTAGCGGTGAATGGTCAGATGTGGTTGATGCCATAGTTGATAAATCCCAGTGGCACTCTTTTAGTGCTACGGACAGAGACACATACGACAGGGCTAAGGAACAGTTTGATGCCATTGTAATGGCAGAGATGAAGCCTAACATGCCTCGTACAGCAGATAACGTAATTGCTTTCTATGCAATCGTTCTCGATATCGATGATGGGGCAAGTTATGAGGACATACGCCAGGACTTACAGAAGTATGAGTACATTCTCTATAGCAGTGGTGGTACTGGACTAAAGGGTGGTGATCGGTTCCGTGTGATTCTTCCATTGAATGAACCAATGCCTGCAAAGGACTGGAAGCGTTACAACACAAGCCTATCTGAACGGTTCGCCTACTCAGATGAGTGTTTTAAGAAGGGCATTCAGATCCAGTACTTGCCAGTGGTTAACTCTGTCTTTGCTGATCAGTTCATCGCAGAACATCACCGGGGGGAATGGTTCGATTATCAGAACCCAGCAGATCTACCCTACGTAGAAACACAGAGTATTGAGCAGTTCACAAAACACGTTTCGTTTGATGAGGCACAGTTTACTGATACAGAGCTACAGGAGCTGGCGAAAGCAATCGTAGATCATCAGGCTAACAGTCTGAGCTATGAACAACGCCGCCTGTTGGCACAGCGTCTAAAGCATATCGGTATGAGTGACCATGACGCAATCATGGTACTCGATGCCGTCAGTGTTCCGGGTTTTAGTACTCCAAACAGCGTATTAGTGCATGGTGCAAATCCTCTCTATGCTCATCCAGAGGGGCTTTATAAGCACGTAGCTAAGGGTGTACGTATCCCAGCATTAGAACGGCGTATAGTGCGTTCTGTAGCGTCTCAAGAGGGCATAGAAGCCCATGCAACAAGCTATGATGGTGAGTGGACACTTGCAGGTAATGAGTACCTAAGTTCTATCTTCTCAGATATGGATTTCACTACTGGAATCAATTTGCTAATTGCAGATGTGGGTACGGGAAAAACTACACAGTTTATGGAATATGATGAGAATGGTGTTTGTACTGGTACGATACCTGGCTATCTATTCATTGCACCACTAACAAGTATTGTTGATAGCTTTGTTGATGATAATAATTTAGCTGGTAGTGGTGTTGGCACCTGGAATCAGATCGAAAGTATCATACGTGAAAAGGATAAAACGAAGTTCAAGAAACTAACCCTAGTTGTAGATGAGTGTCACGGATTGTTTCATGATTATGGATATAAATCGAAATTAATAAATCGGCTTGTTGAAACATTCCAGTACTTCAAGTCTGTAATTCTAATGTCAGGAACGGTTGAACCAGAGAATTTTAGTAGTATCACTTTCAGTAAAGTCTATCGGGTACGTAAACCATCAATAGCTAAGAAAAACATCTATACAATGCTAAGTACTAAGAAGGATGATCTGGTAATTGATCATATCAATAATCTTACTAACAAAACCATTGTACTGATGAACAACAAAGATCTATGTGAAGTCGTCAGGAAGAAGATAGCCCGCAGTAGTTTAGTAGTGAATGCAGATTTGAAGGAAACAATCGATGTTAAGAACTTCTTCAAAGGGCGTCATATGGGCCGTCACTATGATGTGATCATTGGTACTAATAGTATTGTTGAAGGGCTATCTATTGAAGATGATCTTCAGGATGTGGACGTAGTGATTTGGGGTGACACAGTGCCAGAACGGATTGAGCAATTTGCTAACCGGTTCCGTAATGTAAGCACCACCAAAACTATCTGGTATTTCATCGACAGGAAGCCCGTAGAGCTACTTACAGACTATGACCGCGTACAGGTACTGCAAGAGGCCGCAACTCTCTGTGAATCGCTACAGGAGCTTTATGAGGGTCTTAGTAGTGACGTTTTACGCCGTAGTTTTGTACGTCAATTCAGCGGTGAGATGTATCAGGATCTTGTGTACTTCCATGATGGTAAATTTCATGTGAGCTTTACTGGTGTTGACTATGAGTATGCAGAGTACAGAGCAGAGCAATACCGCAATGACTTTGCATCATTCTCAGAATGCCTAATGAAGTACGGCTTCAACGTTTTTGCACCTATAGCTGTTGATGGTGACGAGCAGAACGCAGCAGAAATCCGGGCAGATAAGAAGGTGTTCAGTGAAGCCCGTAAAAAGACGCGTGAGAGCCTACTAAGGGCGTTAAAAGCAGATATGGAAGCTAACACCATTGAGGACGAGGAAACCGCCCCAGAACTCTATACATCGACATATGACAGCATACAGAAATTGATTGCTAAAGGTCTTGAGAAGGGACAGGTAGCAGCGGTGATCGATGGGTACATTGAGGATGAAAAATTCTTTGCAAAAGCCCATACAGATGCAGATTTTGTACAGACTGGTGAGACAGTACGTGAAATGGTTATCAGTGAGATAAACGGGCGTAAGGTACTACAGGTACATGAAACTCAGGAGATTGCCGATAAGGTGATAGGTAAGGTACTTTTCGAGTACTTTGCAGGTGATGCAACCGCAATGAGTAAAAGCCGTTCATGGGGTGGTTTAGTCGTTAGCGGTAACACATGCAGTAGTAATGATCTTAATAAAAGAGATACCTATGTGTTACCGCTAAAGGCCAAATCAGCTAAAGCTGCAAAAGAAATCCTATGCAAGTACATCAAACTTTCAAAATCAACATTAAAAAGTATCGATGGCAAGAAGATACGCGTATCACCAGTAGAAGCACTATCTCTAACAGGTCTTACATTCCGTAAACTTGATTTCTCTCGCTTCCTCAATCCTGGTATCGAAAGTCTCAAAGAGAAACTAGCTAAACCAGTACCCAGTACTGTAAGCAAAATGATCGACTTCATAGCTAATGAACTAAACTAGTAAAATTGGGGAGTACATACTCCCCTTACCGTTGCAGTAGTGCTAGTATGATTTTCAAGTAGGGTATTAACTCATACCCCTAACTAAAATTACTCAATGAGGAATCACAATGGCAGTAATCAAAACGATTTCACCAAATTTCTTACGTAGTGTATTGGCAGATAATTTTGATGTGGGCCTACTGGTATCTGATACGGATCGCCGTAAAGAGCTGGCAAACATTGAGCTTGAGGAAATAGATGTACTGATCAATCGCCTCAACGATGTGAAAGGCTACGTGAAGGATGCTCAGGAAGAACGCCGCCGTGAAGCTATGGAAGCCCTTAAAACGGTTTTATCAGAAACAGGCTTATTCAACTCAGTTGAAGAACTGCTGGCAGTAGTAACAGGCGGTGATTTAGTAGATGAACTGGTAAAGGCAAAGAAATCACACGAAAGAAAATCCAGCAGTAGTAACAACAAATCTTTCACTGTAGTGATCGGGCAGAAGTCCTACTCAGTAGTGAACAAACAGATCCCGGCGGGCCTTCGAGATAGTGAAGCCTATCAGACGCTCATCAAATCCCGCCCAGAGATGGAAAGCGTAGATAACCTGTTACGTGAGTACTCAACTGATTACCAGGAAGCTTACCCATTCAACGCAGTCTGGAACGGCAAAGAGTTCCATATGAATACTCGTGGTAAACCGAACGGGACAGCGATGAAGTACTTTGAAGAGTTCAAAAAGAAAGATAAATCTGGTAAGATAGAACGCGATTTATTACAAGCATTTAAAACAAAAGTAGCTGAAGATTTCACAAGCAAAAAATAAATAAATGGAGGCGAGATAGTCCCGCCTCCAACACAGTAAATTTAACATCTAACATCATTAAGAAGAAATTCGCGATGATCGAGTTTAACATCAAATAGTCTTATGTTTATTTTATTTGTGCTTTTGATTGATGTAACCAATTTTATTATTTTGTTGCGAATGATAGGGTCAACATTCAGCCCAAATCTAACGGAACGAAGTTGTGAAACTTCAAAAGGGTAGATACCGGCAGGTTTCATTTTAATAGCTCGGACTTCCTGTTCATATTCCCACGCTTTGGCTTTGATTAAATATGAATTATAGTCTTTTCCGCGAGAGTTTATTGAGCCAGCAGAATTGAATATTGTAGGTCTTTGATCTGTATATTTTACGTCTTGGGGGATTAACAAATCACTATCACTATTCCAAAGCCATTCTGAACTACGTAACATTTTATCTAGTTCTTCAAGCGAAGGTGGGCCAAAACCTATAACACAGCCTCGATGACAGTCGGCATAATGTGCCCACATTGGTACAATATGAGGTGATTTACTAAAGCATGTTACGGAAAATGCATTAGAAGCTTCACGCCTGAAATCATCAGTTTTCAAAAACTTAAAGTTCTTCCTGGCAAGCTTTCGTGAAAATTTGATATTGTTTTTTTCTTCAACAATTTTAATGAATTTAGATAAACCATGATTAGTAAATGCAGGGTTATAATCAAAAGGGTCATTGAAATCTAACGTATTCGTGAATTTTAGAGTGAGATTACTTAACACCGTTAAAGCTGTTTCACTACTTAAATATTTGAAGAATAAATCTTTTTCTGCCATGTCGTCGTACCATTTATCATCATGCTTTATATTCATAATCATACCCAAATGTCATAATTTACTCAAATAATTTGTAAGGTAGTACCATTGGGGATTCATTATGTGCGTAGAAAATGGCGTATCAGGTAACAGATTGAGGAGTAGGCTTACTGGCGGCACAGCTAGCATTATCGCCTGAAAAACTTGATAAGATGAAAGAGATTGGGGCAGAGATTCAGTAAAAAATGCCAGTACCGCAAAGTACTGGCATAGTATAAAACTTCTTAGATTTTAGTATACACTGTGCAGAAATCATGTATCAAACTGGGTTATGATACTTTGAAAAGATCATCGAATTTAATTCTTTTAAACTTATCATAGTCTGTTTCGAGCCGTTGATAAGCGAAAGAAGCATTGCTCATATATTCATTGATTTTCTCACGCATTAGCATAAATCTTTTATCTTGTTCGCGGGAGTATTCAATGTAGTAAGTAGTAAACTGAAAACTAATAACCATTTCAGTTAAATGTAATTCCATATTTTCAAGGGTGCTGTTAATCAATGCTTTATAGCTGGAGTTTAGATTCCATCTTTCAAGTAATTCAAACTGATGAAAAATAATTCTTATCTCTTCTTTTTTTTCTTCATAGTTGCGTTTAAGTTCGAAATAGTTTATTTCAATGTCGCCATCTATTTGAGTAAGACCATCTTCAACAGCATCTAGGTAACCTGACAAAAATATCATTTGTATTCTATTAACAGCTATCCATCTAAAATGATTGTCGATTAGTGATATTAACGCTTCGGCTTTTTCAAAACCTACTGTATGGGTTCTTTGCTTAAACCATTTCTTTGCACTGTAGGCAGCAAAAATAGCAGCCCCAGCCATGACAATGTTACATGCAGCAGATACCCTATCAGATAAATTACCTAAATCGAGACTTTTATTATTTGACAGAATAATTTTCAATAGTACTAATATAGCAATAATTAGGAGTGATATTACAGTTGATAATAAAACGGTATTTGCCTTTTTAAATTCCATCGATAGAAATCCGTGTGTATTACATGACTATCTAACTTTACCATTAAAGATATAACTTGGTATACTGCAAGTTCTCACCCGCTCACTATGGGTTGGTTTGTTAAGGTGTGGGCGGGTGAGAAAATTAAAATGGTAGTTCTCCCTGATCGCAGAACCAATCCTCTTGATCCGCTAAAGCCTTCATCCTCTCTACCTGCCCATCATAGCCCAGGGCATCAAGCACAGTACTAAAAGCTTCCTCCCCAATGAACAGAAAGCAATCACGCTCAATAGTACCTAACCAGTACTTACCCGCCTGGTTTTGAAACAGTACCTTCTCACCTATTCTCACATGCTCCAGTACTGCCCCTTGATAGCACACACGATACCAACGTTCCAAATGGTTGAACAACTGTACCCCTGTTTTTTGTGCCGGATTGAAACCTGTTTTGCTCGTCACTATGTATCCCTCCCTATCACTGTATGTATGTACAGTATTAATCATCCCTCCACAAAATGACAAGAGATTGACACAACCTGTCAGTTCAACCGCTCAAAATAGTTACTAGAACCTACCTGTTCCGGGAGGATTTTAAAAAATTTCTTGCTTTTTAAAGGTAAAAAATGATCTATATCAGATACTTAACGAGAGTGAGCAATAAAAAAAATGGTAATTGATCATTGGGCAGTACCTATAACATCCACGGATGGAAAACTTCTGGGTATGGAGGTGAGAACAAGGGCAAACATCAACGGCTGCCCGGTGATCATAGGTAGGGGGCGAGAGTCTAAACAACTGTTAGAGGACATACATACTCAACAGGTACGCGAGATTGAACGTAAGGCCGATTGGTTCCAAGAGCATAACTTGTTCTGTGTTCTAACTACTCAGACCGATTCGAGAGCTGACAAACTACCGTTCGTGAAGTACTTCACTACTGACAATAACTCTTCAGAAAAGATCTGGCTCGATGCTGTGGGTGGTGATCTATCAAGTACTTTACCGTTAGTGGCTGGCGTGGTCGAAGTCGCCCGTCTGGATCGTAGGTTTACTGATGAACACATCAACCGGGATATCTTCCCGATCATCCTTAAGAACCTTCTCCAGTACTGTGAGAAGGTCATAGTGCCAGTACAGGACAGATACTATCTATCAGCACTACGTAGAGCAGGCGTATGGGCGATACAAGGCGAGTACAGGCCGATTAGCTTCACTCAGGTGGATACGCTGATATAGCTCAAAATAATGATTTACAAAATATCGAACATTAAGGGGTAGGGCAGAAAAAACAGAGTTTTGTACTAGGGAAAGGTAGTAATACAGATTTGATAATGATGGTGTCTATCACGTTCAAGGGTGGTTTGTCAAGGGGGTTAACTACAATCCCACACCCTCTTGGGCGTGATTTTTTCCGTAAGAGCATCTTACCAAACGGCATATAGTTCTGTCAAAAAATAGCCCTAAATAGCCACTAATATATAAGTACTGATATAGATTGCAGCCCATATCAAAATAACCCCTGTCAAATAGCTTTACTAAAAAACCCAGCATAAATGACTTGGACAGTTCAAACGGCATTAATTAACATGTCCGGCATAGCAATAATGCTTAATCACAACTCAAAATAAAATAAAGGAAATAAGAAATATGACAAGCCGTAACGGTAAGTTAAATGAAGTACTTTCGTCTGTATTTGAAACCTATGTAGAAACCAATAAACCAGGATATATGATCGGTACTGCAATGTATTGCCATTCAGGACAAGATGAACTAGGAGGACAAGGGGATAAAACACCTCGACTGTACTGGTGTGACAATGGTGATACTGGCACTTATCAATTTATGATGGACAATCATAACTTAATTGTAGCCGATTATAACGATGAGGATTATATCTACAGTACCCATCCTATTGCTGGGAATAAAACATTCGATGCACTGTATGATGTAGGAGTGACACAAAAAGATATAATCTACATCTTGAGTACACTTATCTTCAACAACGCATATGCATTTATGAGTATCGAATCAAAGGTTCTTGACCATACAGAGCTGATGAAACGGCCAGGCTGGAATGATCGCCTTATAAAAAAACATTTCGGTATTGTTCCAATGTGTAAAATTGACCACGTACAGTACTATGAACTTGTTAAAGTACTTGAAATAGAATCAACCTTAGAAAGCTAATCTATGCTGCCCACTATGTTAGTGGGCTAATCCATTTCTAAATACTTCAACAACACTTGGAGTATTGAACATGGAACTATTCAAGCACTATCGCAACGGAACAACCCACATCGATCACACAGGCCAGTACTCAGGCTACGAACCATCAAGACAAGAACCTATCCTATCTATCCATATACGCTGAAATGAATACGACATTCACGTATACCCACAGGCAGTATCAATCAACTATAAATACATTCGTGTGCAATCACAGTACTTCACAATAGGTCGTTGGAAGTATTCAGCAGACGCTCTACAAAGCTATACAGGCTACGAGAAGAAGAGAGTAGTTGATATGTACTCAGTACTGACAGAGCTTCTTACAGAGCAGCGTATAGGGGGAGAATCAATTCAAGATTGGTCAGTAGTGAAAGTACTGCAAACGCACGCAGATTAATTAATGAATTAATATTCACATGGGTGCATATGGCGATAATTATTATCAATAAACATTGATGAAAATAAGTATATGCTTTTGCAGTACTTTTTTTGGGTCCCCCTGCGATTTTGAAAGAAAACGCGTAGATTTCGCCACGCGATCTTTAATTTGTATGTGATATTATAACAATACCCACGACAGGATATGCATACATTATTCATTTTATATGCAAGTGGGAAGCAAAGGAAAAAATAAATGACTAAAAGAGCAAGAACAACCGGCCTAACGATAAAGTACGCCGAACTTGCCGCTATGTATGGTTACGATCCCAGTGTTGTTAGCCGTGACTGGGTGGCACGTGGATTAGATTGCACAAAGACAATGCCCGAAATAACTCAATGGGTAATAGAAAATATTCTCAACCCTCTTAGAAATACAGATACCAAAGAACTAATTGAGAAAGAGAGATATCGTAAGTTAAAAGCAGAAGCTGCAATTGCAGAGATAGAGTTAGAAGAGAAGAACGGCGAGGTGGTCAGTACTGTCTATATAGAGCAAGTACTAACAGAATACTTGTTCCAGGTAAAAACAGCAATGCGTGCAATCCCATCAAAAGTATATCTAGAATTATTTGCACAGACTGACGCTAAAGATCTAAGGGATAGATTAAAACAAGAAATAGACAGTACTTTGTACCAATTAGGCTCAATGGAATTTGAGCTACCGGAAGATATGGAAATCATGGAAGATGAATACGAACAAGATAAAAGTAACAAGGATACTAGCGAAGATATTACCGACGATTCGCCCGCCGAAGAATCAGAAAACGAGTGAATGGATTAGTAATGGTGTAGTTAAGTTTGTTGATGGTCCTAATATGGGGCTTGATTGGGTTCCTTTCTCATTCCAAAAAGAACCTATGGATATTGCACAGGAGCGATCGACAAAGAGGATAGTACTACAGAGCTGTAGTCAGCTTTTGAAAACGACAGTATTACAATCAATCGCATTTAACCTAATGGCTAATGATCCATGTAACTTTGCTTTTGGCTCCAGTAGTGAATCTGAAGTAAAGAAATTCAAGGATGGTAAGTTCCTTCCGGCTATTGAAACCAGTGAAGTACTGGCACCATTAGTGACAGACAAAAATAATAAAAATGCTGCGAATAATTCGAAGCAAACGCAGCTCGTAAACGGAACTTTCATATATTGGTTAAACTTAAATACCCCAGGAAATCTTCGGGGTATCACTTGCCGGGTAGTATTGCTTGACGAAGTTTCAAACGTAGAAATTACTGATGAAGGTAATCCAATCAAACTGGCAGAGGCCCGTACCAGTACTTTCGGTGATGATGCACTAGTAGTTGTTTCCAGTACTCCCCTCTATAAAGATGATTTGATTAATGCTGAATATAATTTATCAGACCAAAGAAGATACTTTGTCACTCATACTTGTGGTCATGAATATACTTTTGAATGGGAACAGGTAGCATTTAGCTTTAAGCAATTAGAGAATGGTAGATCAATACCAGACAGTACTACTACTCGTTTGTTATGTCCTCATTGTGGGGTTGAAATAGACGAACATACACGGCATCAGATGGTGAATAAGGGGCGATGGATCGCAACTAACCCTAATGGTGAGAAGGGTGTAGTTGGTTATCAGATCAGCCGTATGGTCTCTCCGCTTAATTCAATCGAGGAAATGGTAAGTAAGTTTGCAGATGCTCTATACAATTTCAACCTACAAACATTCTATAACAATGAATTAGGTTTGCCGTTTGAAGATGAATACCAGAAAGAATTAGATGTAATCCAATTAGAATCATTACGTGAAGATGAATTTAACTTACAAGCAATACCAGATAGTGTGCTTGGGATCTGTATTGGCGTTGACCAGCAATTAGACCGCCTTGAAGCAACTGTATTAGGGTTTGATGAGAAGAATGTTTATGTATTAGGCCATGAGTTCTTCTATGGTCACGATTGTACTAAGATTGAATCACCTGCATGGGCAGAACTAGATGCATTTTGTAGGCAACAGTTTAGAACTGTAAGCGGTAGGGATACTCCAACATTAGCAGTGTTCGTTGATAGTTCTAACGGTAATGCAACGGCTACAGTACGAACATGGGTAAGAAAATCTTCTAAGTATCACTCTATCAAAGGCAGATCTACAACTACTGGCGAACTGTTCAAGGCCAGCACAGAAGCAAAATATCCTCTACTTCTATTAAACGTGCATGAACAGAAAAATAATATACGTAAACTTCTAAATTTAATGTTATCAGAGAGTCCAGAAGATTCACCTACTCAGTTACGTTTCAGTAGTTCGCTACCTTCAGATTATTTTGAACAGCTTAGTGCCGAAGAGTTGAAGCCAGCAGGGGGTAAATTAGTTTGGCGACTCAAGAAAAGCCAAAAGCGTAACGAAGCATTAGACTGTTTAGTGTATGCAATGATAGCGATCAGCTATTCCCTATCTGCACCAGTGATAGGTACTAGCCAACCTTTCAGAAGATTACGTGATCACAAATCTAAAGCAGAGAAAGCTATAACTAAAATTATAAATAAAGCAGAAGAACCAATTCCCAAAACAGAAAAAAGAAAAACGTCTAGACGTACTGGAATGGGTAGTAACTGGTTCGGTAAATGATAAGGATATCGAATGGCATTATTACCAGAAAAGATTTATATGGTCACACAACCATATGAATTTACGGTAATGGTTCCCGCTAAAACAATTCTTGTAGTTAGTTTTACATCATCCGGTCTTAGTACTTCACTAGATAATTTACAGTCTGATACTTCAAAAGAATTTATTCTCCCATTGGCGATTAGTACAGCAAGCGAAATGCTATTCTGTACGCAAATCACTAATAACAATGTGAGTACTTTTACTTCTGAAGTTATCAACCCTGTATTGCATACTTCTGAATATGCCAAACTAAAACAGATGATTGATGAAATTGATGCAGTAATTGCCAATAAGATTAGCGGTGGGGCTAATTACAGTATAACAATCAATAATAAAACATTAGTAAGTGAATCTCTAAACTCCCTTGAAACCATGCGTGAACGCTACGTAAAGCGTGCTAATGCCTTATGGGCAAAGATGAACGGTCTTAACGTATCGGGTAATGGCAGGCCATTCAAGAGTATCACCGTGTTTAAGCCTAACACGTGGAGGACTCGCTAATGTTTTGGAATAATAGAAAACAAAAAGAAGTACTTCCAGAGATTAAACCAACTGCACAGAATCAACGCTCTGTAAAACCTAGCTCTTTGAAGAAGGATTTACATGCAGTACGTAATACCTCTGTACTGAATTTTGGATTTAATTCAAATAGCGGTACAAATATCAACTACATACTGATGAGATCGTTAGCTACCTTTAGGGCTTTTAGCAGGGATGCAGTACTGAAAAATCCTATTGGACGAAAGTACATGAATTTATCGGTAGATGGTGTAGTTGGTAGTGATGGCATCTATCTTAAGCCTGCTGTAGAGCTAGACAAAGATGAAGAAGAACTTCATCAGATCAACAATACTTTAGAAAAGCTTTTTGACCGATGGGCATATAACGCTACTAACTTTAGCCTTGACGGTTCAATGTCTTTTGATAATTTTCAGCAAGTTTGCGAGAAGCTACGTATTCAGGATGGTGAAGTATTTGTAAGGATTCATAATATTGACGGCATGATTAAGATAGAAATCATCGATGCAGCTCGTTTAACACAGGCTAATAACCAGTGGCTACCATCAGGTAACTTTATTAGTAACGGTATCGAATTTGATAAGTATCACCGCCCCGTTAACTACTATTTCTGTGCATACAATCCAGTAACTTATAACTATGACACTACTAATTATGAAGTAATTCCTGCTTCTGAAATTTGCCATTACTTTATTGCTGATGGGATTCAGGAACGCGGCATTCCAGACATGGTAGCAACGAGTAAGCTAATGGAAGATCTCAAGAACTTCACAGAGGCAGCGTTAACGGCTAAGCGTGTTAGTGCTTCAAGCATGGCATTCATAACTAATAATAGTGATACCTCACAGGTCGATCTGGTAGATGGTAGTCGCGATGAAGTTACGCCTGTATACACCGAATATTTTGAGGCCGGTTTTATAGGGGAGTTAGCGGAAGGGCAGGATATTAAAACTGTCACTCCAACCAATGGCGTAGATGGTATAGATCAGTTTACTAATGAGCTAATGAATCAGATTAGTATGGGCTTAAATGTTACTAAGCAAGCACTTCTCTCTGATACTTCAAATGCATCATTCAGTGCTGCACGTTTAACTGAAAAGTTACAGCAAACTACATTCCGTTCCCGTACTAATGTTCTAATCAGCAAAGTACTAAAGCCGATTTATATCGCCTGGTTGAAGAATGAGATGCTAAATAATACCAAATTAAAACTAAGTTTCTCAGATTTCGATGATCTATGTTGTGCTCGTTATATCCCACAGAAGCCTATTTCTCTAGATCCTGTCAAGGATATTCAAGCAGAAGTTATGCAACTTGATGCAGGGCTAAAGAGTAAAACACAAGTAATTGCAGAGTTAGGAGGTGATCCACGCAAAGTAATGGAAGAAATCGCAAAAGAGAAAGGTGATAAGGAAGATATCCAGGATGGAAATCAAGAACAACAACAAGAGGGAACTAACGATACCCCTACAGGCGATTGATATTGAATCGCGAACCGTTGTAGTAGCAATGTGCAGTGAAAAGCCTGTAGAACGTGAAATTAACGGCGAATTATATAATGAAATTTTGTTATGTGGTAGTGAGAATGCAGATTTACGCCGTCTCAATAATTCTGGTGCCGTACTTTTCAATCATAATCGTGATCATTTAATTGGTGCCTGTATTTCTGCACGTATGGATTCAGATCGTGTAGGCCGGGCAACTCTTAAAATTAGCAGTACTGCTAATGATGAATGGGAAATGATTAAGGAAGGCGTACTTACTCACATCAGTATTGGCTATAACATCAATGATTACCGTATTGAAGGTAATAATATTTATGTAACTAGCTTTGAAATTTATGAAGTAAGTTTAGTAAGTGTTCCTGCTGATACTAACGCTGGTATTGGTCGTAGTCTTAATGCAAATGAAAACCCAATCGAATTGGAAACACTAAATAGTACTAGTGAAACAATTCAAGAGGGTGAACTCATGGAAGAGAATACTCAGGATATTAATGAACCTGAAAATGAACACGTAGAAGCTGAAGTAGTTCAAGAAGAAGTACAGGAAGAAGTACTCGAAACTGAACAAGAAGAAGCTGAAGTAGTTCTCGAAGAACAAACACGTGCATTACAAAGTGATGATGAACTATTAGCAATCATTGCAAGTCGTCCAGACCTGCTAAATAAGCTTAACAGTGCTGAAGAACCACTAAATAGTAATGAATTAACAAATACTGAAAATGAACGTCAGCTAGAGCTAACTTCTATCGGTAAAGTACTAAATATTGATGTGTCGGATGCAATCGCTAAAGGAATTAGCGTAACCGACTTCAAACGTCAAATTAATGAAAATAAAAATCCTGTTGATGATAAGGAAATCAAAACAATGGAAAAAAATCTAATTAAAGATATGGTTCGTGCAATCAAAAGCGGTGATAAAACTTCACTTGAATCATATGAACGTGGCTTGAACGGCTATGTACGTGGTGTAGTACCTTCTACCAATACTACTACAGCGTCTGGCCTAGTTGCTGAAGATCTTCAAGATCAATACATTCCTGAATTGCTAAAACAGAGTGCACTCGGTGAGCTTAACCCTACTGTGTATAGTGGTCTTGCTGGCCGTGGCAATCTTGCCATTCCTAAAGCAAATGGCGTAGCTCAAGTATTTAAATTTTATGCAGAAGGTGAATCCGTTGAAGATTCAATCTCTTCATTCTCTAAAGTAATTCTTACACCAAAAACTTTTGCAGGTGCTATCCCAATTTCTAAAACTGCAATTTTAACTGCACCACATATTGAAAGTTTCGTACAAGCAGAGCTACTACGTTACGCTGCTCAGGGTCTAGAGCAATCTGTGTTTGATAAGATCGCTGCTGCTGCTCCAGTACAGCTATCCGCTACTGCCGGTACTTTAACTCAAGCAGATGTACAGGGTGCTGTTGCTACTCTAGGTTCTTCAAATGTTGATGTACGTCGCTGCAAGGCCGTTATGAATAGCAAGATGCTATCCAAAATGCGTCAGACCAAAGTACTTGATAACAATGCTGCGGTTGCAATGGTAGAAGGATATCGTTCAGATGCAATGTGGCTAAATGATGAAGTACAAGTAGTAGTTTCTGAATTTATTGCTGATGATACGATTCTAATCGGTCAATTTACTGATAATGTTATTATCGCAAACTGGCAAGGTCAGGAAGTGGATTATGATGATACTACTTATCGTGCTTCTGGCACTATCTGCTATCGTGTTTGGGATTTTACAGATGTAGCAATTGCACATGATTCTGCATTCGTTCAACTAAAAGTAAAACCAAAGGCGTAATTATGAGAGCATTTAAGAATACACAATGTGATGTGTTTCTAAATGCTTTCGGGGAAAATCTCGTTATTGTTCAGGATGGAAAATCATTAACGATTAAAGCCATCTTTGAACAAGACGAGATTTTTTTTGAAGATACACAAACTACTATTGCTTACTTCAGTGCAAAATCTGGTATCAAGTTACACAGTTCGTTCAAAATCGATAATGAAGAGTATTCAGTAAATAGAATAGATGATGACTTAAGCGGTATCTCTAACTATTACTATATAAAAAAGGTCGATTTAGAGGAGGATATCTAAATGACGGCAGATTATCAAATTAGAAAGTACTTAATGAATAAATTAAGTAAAGTAGTGAATCTTCAATATCCCTCAAAAGCATCCTTAGATGACACAACTATGGTTTATATCGGTGACAGTACTGTTAGCCGAAACCAGTTAACAAGAGCTAATCAGGTTCAGTACGGTCCTGATGTACGTAACTTATGTGAATTTAGAGTTGAATTTGTGGCAGTAGGGCAAACTTTTAAAAGTGCATCAGAAGAAATTGAAAAAGTACTTGATATGATTTATTCGCCAGAATTTTTTAACGAACTTAATAGTACTTTAGCAATGGCAATATTCAATGTTCGAATTGAAGACAGCATTATGAGTAATCAGGCTGATGCAATAGATACCCCATATGTACATTCACAATCAATTTCATTTAGCTATGGGGAATAATCATGGGACAAATTTTTACAGGTAATCTAACCTCGATTTGGGTTAGTACCGATACAAACAATACAGATCCTAATTCAAGTTCGTTTAAACAAGTACAACAACTATCAGCATTTCCAACAATTTCGGAAAGTACTTCTGTCAGTACTGTAGAAACCTATAGAGCGTCTTACGTTTCCCGTACTACTGGTGATAGTAGCTATGGCGATATGACCATTCAGGTTAACTACGTACCATCAGAACATGCAGTACTTGACTCTATGGTTGATTCACAGGAACTCGTACAGCTAAAGGTAGAGATGCCAGATGAAGGCGTAAACGATACTACTATCAACTATGTCATGTATAACGGGTATCTATCGTCTTATAGCGATACTTCTGACTATGATAACGTCGTTACCCGCTCCTATGTTTTCTCACCAGATGCCAAATTAGCTTCAGGTGTTCTTGATCAATCGATGGTTGAGCTATACCGGGGCAACTGGGGGATAGGTGCTAACGGGGCAGAGTTCCCTAACTATCAGGGTCGGGACGGTAACGCATTCGTAAAAGTACCTGCTGGTAGTTCCAGTATTGGTACTGACATGCTAGGTATCACTAATCTGGACTCAAGTAACGGTACGCAGCTCGTAGTGTCGAAAACTGGTACGCCGGTTATCAACGTGCGTAACTTCTCCAGTGCATCAACTGGGGCATGGTACAAGGTCTATACCAGTGCAGATAAACCATCATTACTTGAACTGGGTGCAGCAGCCGCAAGTGATCTTGCAGGTTACGTACCTATCACCCGTACAATCAACGGAAAGGTACTGAACGCTAACATCACCCTACAGGCAGCCGATATCTCTGATGTGTACTCTAAGACAACTTCAGACAGTAAGTATGTTCCAAAGATCTTCCAGCTAAACGGTCATGCACTATCAGGTACTTCTTTGAACCTTGTAGCAGCAGATATTTTAGATGTGTACTCGCAAACGCAGGTTAATACTAATTTTGTTTCAAAGCAGCAGACAGTAAACGGTGTAGCACTATCAGGTAATATTACTCTAACGGCAGCACAGCTTACCGATATGGCTAGTTTAAGTTATAGTAATAGTACCTTTGTACCTAAGACATTCTTAATCAATAACAAACCATTGTCCGGTACTAATATCCAGTTAGTAGCAGCAGATATTACCGATGTTTATAGCCGTAATCAGGCTAATGATCTCTTTGCTCTACGTATTACTACTGTTAACGGATACGCACTAAGTTCTAATGTCTCATTGAATTACAATGATGTTGGTACTTATTCAAAGGCACAAATAGATGCAAAAGATGCAGTACTACAAGCCAATATCGATACTAAAGTAACTATTACTCAGGATATTAAAAACCTAAATACTGTAGAAGAAACTTTAGAACTTGATATGTCGGATGGTAAACGTGTATTCACGGCTATTTTATCAGTACCGAACACACAGATATCAATCATAAATGCTGGCGGTAATAAGAACAGTCAGACAGTGACTGTATGCGTTACACAGGGTACAGGTGCAAATAAAATCCAGTGGCCTGGTAACGTAGTTTGGTCGTATGGCCGTCCTCCAGTACTGACATTTACTAAAGATTCGGTAGATATTTTTCAATTTTTATCCGTAGACGGGGGCAGTACCTGGTACGGTTCTCTACTCATGGCGGATTTACACTAATGATCAGGAAAAGTAATTTAAGCAATGCCCTTCAGATGATTGAAGGGCATTTGAAATTTTTAGACCGAAATACTGGATTAACTACGGACAATAAAACACAGCATTACGTTTTTAATCCAGATTATCTCTTAGCTAACAACAGACATTTCATTGCAGAAACGCAGTGGGAAGCACAGCCGGATGGCGATGCCACTACAGAAGGCCAGTCACTAGCCATACTGGGTGCAGTATACGCTTATGAATGCACTAAAGAGCCGCACTATCTTGAACTGGCGAAGAGGTTTTTTGATGGTTATCACCTTGCTTTCTATCGTGGCGTAGCGTTTCCCGATCCGCCAGATGGTTCACTACGCTGTAACTGGATTGCTAACGCAAAGGCTCCAGTACTGGCTAACTATCCCCTAGACCCTGAATACCCCACTCATGGTGGATTCAAAGGGATACTATTCAACTGGACTAATGGACGTACACAGATTCCTCATGGTTCACCTAACTATGGTGAGTATCTCGATGCTGTATGGTTCGCCTTTCCAGAACGTGCCTCATTAGGCTGGAACCAGGTAAACGCAACCGTGTATGCATGGGATTCAGAAGGTACTACTGACTGGAATAACAAAGCACCTACCTATGACGTAGATTGGATCGTAGACCGTACAGGCCGGAAGGTAGATAGTAATGGTGATGTACTGGAGGCAGGGCTTACAAGTGAGATCGGTACTGTCCAGCTCAAGGATGCTTCAATCAACGGTATGTACCGCTTCAACTATGCCACCCGTAATCCGGTAGAGCATGGCGGTTATCTCTTAGGACGTAACGAACGGTGGCATAACCGCCCGGTACATGTACCTATCGATAACTATGGTGATCTGGACTTTAGTGATAACGCTTCAGATGCCGAATTGTGGTTCTGTCAGGCCGCTAAACTCCTATGGGACATTACGGGAGAACGTAAGTACTGGTTAGCCTGGCAAAACTCGTTGATTACCTGTATCGGCTACTCAGACATTGATAAGTACGATCAGTTTTTCCGTAAATCTACAGCAGCGATAACCCCGTTCACAGATGGTATCTCTTATGACTACTTCTATCCCAGTGATCAAGTAGCTACATACTCACGAGATGAGCAAGGGTTCATTGTCATCAATCAAAGTGCGACAGCACAGACTACCCTAGAGCAGCAATCAATATGGTTTAAGTTCAATAACTCAAGTAATTTCTATGTTGAATATGGTGGTGTAGATACTTCTGGTAGTGCATTGAGCCTTGCAGTAGCTCTAACAGCCAATAAAACAAAAACTGAAACAGGTGCTGTTAAGTATCGTTGCGGTCTGCCAATCACTAATACAGATGGCAGTATTACGGCGATGAATATACCGTTAAATCATTTTACACGGATCAGTAAACCAGACGGTGGGCAATACCTTACTGCTGATTTACGTATGATTAGTGATTATGGTTCCAATACTGTTACAAAACTCGAATATCAATCCGGCATTGCTGGAAAGTACTATGATAACGTAATTACCAGTACTATGGATGGTGACGGGGGAATGGTAGTTGGTTTCTGGATATTTGATAATGAGAAACAAGATATTTTATCTTTTACATATCGAAGCTATAACGATAATTTCAACTTTCGTATAAGTGATGATAATAACTGGCGTTGGTGGGCAATGCTACCCGCTACTAATGGTGAATGGGTAACAAAAACCTTTGCACTTTCTGATTTCAAACTTAATAGCTATCAACCTGATCACCCGCTAGTAATCGATCCAGAAGATGGGGCAGAGATTCAACCTGATTTAGTACCAGTACAACCTACATTAACAGGACGTGAGGAATTTACTTTATTGCTTGATGATGATCCAGTAGATGGCGTATCAGGACGTATTGACTGGTATTGTATTAATGAACTGCCAGAACTATATGATGATGGCGGTACTGGGGATTATTCAGTACTTCTTAACCTAACATTCAATGATAGTACTGGTAATGGCTATACTGCACGCCTGGGTGACTGTGTAATTAAGCAATATATGTTGGATAGTCTTGCATATACGCCAGGCTTAATCCCTTTCAGTAACATTACCGATCCATACGCACAACTATATTCAGGTTGGCGAGGATTGCCATATCCTGGATATCAATTACCTGCTATATGGTGTTTCAAAGGTACTGCAATAGATGAAACCAGACTAAATAATAGTATTAATTTCCTCTGTGATGCCCAAAACTGGTTTACTAGTAAATTTAAACCTGCATTACCCGGCCCATGTGCTCAGGCTTTTGTATGGAACAGACAGGACGCATTAGCATACTTACCCGATGGTGAGGAACCAGATACGTTTATCATGCAGCATTGGTATGCTGAAGCATGGTCAGGTTATGAACCTCGTGCCTTTTTTGCAGGGTGTGATGTAGTACATGAACTCTATCAACGTGGAGATTATGCGATACCGCAGAAAATTATTACGTACTGTCAAAACTGGATGAACTATCTGAAGTGGTTCATGAAAAATAACAATGGATGTGCTCCAACATATTTTAAAGATACTGGTGAAGTACTTTACGATGGTTTCACAGGCCATATGTCAGGACTATGGTTAGCCGGGGCTTCAATGATGGCAATTGCAGGTTATCCAGATCATGAGCTATTAGATCTATTGTTTACAGAGATACAAAAAAATTACGATGTGATTACTCCTAATCACGTAATGAATGGTTCATGGTGTCCAGCTATCCGTAGTGGTAATGAGACAACACAACAAAATAATAGTATGTACTTTGGATTTTATACAGGGGAATTACTAAGAGGTTTAGCACTTTATATGAAGTACTATAATCTTTATATATAAATAAGACGAAGGGGTGAAAAGGATATTCACCCCATATTTTAAAGGAATAAAGTATGTTTAATACAATGTTTATTGGTAACAACGTAAAAGTAGAAATTGCAGATGCTCCAGTAGGTGGCGGTCAGGCTTCTTCTTTTACTGTAGTAGAAAATGTTAGTGCTTTCCCAGCGGCAGCAGGTGCAGAAACTAACATGGTAAGCGTGAATGTGTTCGGTGAACAATATGCAAAAAAATTACCAGGCTCGCGTAATGTACCAGACCTAACCCTATCAGTTTTCTGGCGTCCGGGTGCAGTAGGTCAGGAAATGCTAGCAGCGGCAGCCGCCTCGAATAAGCTAGTACAGGTTAAAGTGACCTATTATCAAAATATCGCTGATCCAACTGGTCCAGCTTATTATTCAATCGTAAATGGTTACGCAAGCTCTGATGCAATTTCGGGAGATTTCGACGGTGCTGTAACTCGTGATTTCGTAATTTCTGTAACAGGTGCTCCAGTAGCAGTAGGCGAAGTAACTGGAGAATAATAATGAATTTTGAAAGTTTAATGAGTGTAATTGGTGTTAAATTGACACCATTTGAAGTTGCTGAAGGTGTAACGGTCTATATCAAACTTCCATCTATTCGGGATAATGCTGATTGTGCAGATCCTTTTAAAGCGATTTTTCATTGTGTAGTAGATGAGAACGGTAAACAAATCTTTGACTCAGCCGAGCAGGTTGAAAGCAATGTAGATTTGACAGTACAGCTAAAACTAAATCATGAAATTGGTCGTGTGTTTGAAGGAGCATTTAAACCAGAAGATGTAGAAGCAAAGTAAGACGCGATCCGATTCTTAAACTAGGGTTATCACTTATTAATAAAAATGGGTGTGGTGTGGAAGAACTCTGCACCATGCCCATTTTGTTATTTTACTACCTACTAATTTATAACGAAGCTGTTAATCCTGATTCTGCCCAGATTGACCAAATACGCCATGCAGAAATATTACAGGCTTTATGGTTAAGTACTGGCAATGTCAAGAAAGAAGATATCAAGAAGTTCAGTATTCATGAACTTGATTCATTGAATCTAATTTCTAATAAGACGATAAGCGAACAGCAAGCAGAACGCGAGAAACGGATCGCACAACAACAGAAAAATAATATGCTCACATGGATGGGGGTTAACAAGGATGGCACAGAGTAATACACAATCAATGATATTTGAAATCAGGGGTGATGAATCGGGACTTCAAAGGTCATTAAAAAGTGCAGCAAATAGTATTGGTGATTTTAGTACCAGGGCAGGGGGTTCTTTCTCTGGGATTACTGCTGGTCTATCACAAACACAAATAGCAGTTGGAAGCCTTGCAGGGGCAGTAGGAGTAGCTGGTTTAGCAATTGCTGGTACTATGGCAAAAGTAGCAGCTCAATCAGAAAAGGCTTTTGAAATTTTTCAGGCCGGATCATTGTCCCAAATGGGCATTACTCAGTTACAACAAATGGCTAATATGTATGCCGCAGTTGGCTTAACTATTGAGAACGTAGCCGATCAGCAGAAAGACTTGAAAGACCGAATAGGCGATGCTCTCACAAACGGTGCGGGCAGTATGCTTACTGATGTTATCCAGCCGTTGAAGTTGAACGTACTGGAATTACAAAAGATGGCAGATGCTGGTGAAGATGTTTATGCACATATCTACTTTGCAGCTAAAGCACAAGGCTTAAGTAATTCTCAAATGGTCAATATGTTTGAGACTATGGGTAGTGATGCAGCCAAAAGGCTAACAGTACTGAAACAATATAATTCTGAACAAGAATATAATAATAAATTAAGTACTCAACAAATACAGCTAACTGAAGAACAAAATGCATCATTTGAAAAGTATCGTGCAAGTACTGCAACATTAAGTATTGCATGGGAAAACTGGAATAACTCTGCTATCGCACCTATTGCCAGTAATCTTGCAGATATTCTAAATCTAATGACCCGTATCCTCAACAGCAAGCCAGTAGCCGCCGCAGCCGTTGCAACTGGTCAAGAGGGAATAGATAGGGTTAAGACCTATCAACAAGGTTTTCAACAAAACCTATTAAAAAATAGTTCTATCTTTGGTCAACAATTGGTAGCACAAAGCGAAAAAGACTCTAAGCAACTCAATAATAATTTAACTTTCGCGGTAGGATTAGCACAGGCCAACTTAGATAATCTTAAAAGTACTATTACTGAATATAATAAAGGCGTTGATAAAAGTACTATCAGTGCATCTATGAAAACCTTCCAGACAGCGAAACAGGCAACACAGGCTTCTATCGATGCTCTGGATGTACAGTACAAGCAGACTAAAGACGCCATAGAGAAAAGTCTCTTACGTAGCTATAGCGGTAACAGTACTGCTATGCAAACTGATATCGATACCCTTACTGAAGGCTACAAGAAAAAACGTGCAGATCTCGTTAAGAGTCTCACAGCCGAAGAAGATAAAGCGGCAGAAGCTGCACAAAAAAAATCTGAGTCCGAAGCGAAGAAAGCAGAAGCTGCCCAGAAGCAAGTAGAAGCTAAACGCATACAGGCTCAGAAGGTACTACAGCAAACCATCAACGCCATCGCCGGTTCTGGTGCTCAGGTACAGGTACAGCAGTTCAATGAACAACAAGACGCAATCGAAACCCGTATACGTGAGAGTGCTAAAACGTTAGGAACATCTGAAGCCGAAGTTACAGAGATGCTCAAAGGCCAGTACGAATCCCGTAAGCGTATGTTCAAGGAAATGACTGAATCAATGTTGAATGAGTCAGACCCAAAGAAACTAGCTCAGAACATTGCAGCTATCGGGGGCAGTAACGTAAGCGGTAATCAACTCACAGACATACAGAACGCACAGAACCAACGATTAGGTATAGATACTACCGATCCGTTCCAGATGACAGCCGGGCAAAGCACTCTCGATAAGATCAGTACTGACGGACAGGCAGAACTAGCCCTTAATCAGCAACTCTATGAATCTAAGTTACAGGGGTATCAGGAGTATCAAGATCGCATGGCAGCAATCAACGATGCCACCAGTAACAAGATCGCACAAGCTAACATCGACGCAGCAAACAAAACGCTAGGTATGTATGCAACTGGTGCACAGGATCTTGGAACAATGATGGCAGGTGCATTCTCTGAAAGTAATGCCGCAGCCGTAGCAGCGTTTGCAGTATCCAAAGGTATCGCAATCGCCCAGAGTATGATTAACATACAACAGGGAGCTAGTGAGGCTATGAAGCTTGGATGGCCTGCGGGTATCCCTGCTGGCTTAAAAGTCGCGGCAGAGGGTGCAAAGATCATGAGTACTATCAAAGGTACTAAGATCCAGGGCCAGGCACATGACGGATGGGACTCACTACCCAGTACTGGTACGTATAACCTTGAAAAAGGCGAACGTGTTGTAGGCAAATCTCTTAACCAGGATCTTACAAAGTACTTGAGCAATCAGGACAGTAGCAGTACTGGAGAAATCAAAATCGATGCACCTCTAATCATTCAGAACAGTGGTGAGCTAACAGATTCTAAGTTTCAGAGTATGTGTGATAAACATGCCGATACGCTTGTACAGGTTATTCGTAAGTCTCAGAAGAAAAACGTATAAATATAATATAGCTCACCATATGGGCTAATTAATATAGGAGCTATTTAATGGCAAAATTTCAATCTGTTTCGGAGCAACACGCAAAAGTTATTAGTAATTCAGTACTGAAATCACAAAATAACGTTGTTCAAACCTCTAATCTAAACTCAAGTGATTCTTTTAACCGCATGTTAGATAAACATGCTGAAAATATTATCATGGCTATTCGTAAGTCTCAAAAACTAAGTAAATAAAATATAGCCCACAGGAAGTGGGCTTATTAATAAAGGACTATTAATATGTTGAATAACGCATTAATCAGCGACTTTATGCTATCAGACAACATCCCACAGTATCAGAATCAAACATGGTCGGGTGAAACTATTACCCGTATTGTTGGAGTTCAGTACTATTCCGTTAGCTTTAAAGTTACGTTGAACAGAAAAACACGAGCAGAACTAGCAAACTTTTATGCATTATATGCACAGGGTAAACCGTTTGATATGCCGCTAGGGTGGTGGGGATCATATGTTGGTTCACATACTGGAGCTATCCAGGCAACAGCCGCACGTTCAGTAGGTGCAACTTCAATTGCAGTTACACAAAACAGTTTAGAGGTTGGTAGCCTAGTACAGTTCAATGGACACAAAAAACTTTATAAAGTAGTAGGTAACAACGGTTTTACGCTCACTATTTTCCCAGGCTTGACCAGAGCTATCCAGACGAGTGAAGTACTGAACTATGACAATCTACAAGGTTCATTCATTCTAACGCCTCAGAACTCTACCTATCAATATCCCAGTACTAATGTAATGGAAGTGACTATACAAGCCACTGAAAATATCAGAGGTTAACATGTCAATTCCAAATAATGTATTAAACAATCCAGTATTAGTAAACTACTGGAACATGATGAGAGGTGACAATAAAAGTACTCTCACCGAAAAAGAACTATATCAGTGTGGAATTATGGTTAAGTTGGTAGATGTGTTACCAGCTCAGGGAAGTAATATCTATCTAACAGACTCTATTGCAGACCAGAACTATAACGGTATCGTCTATAAATCAGTACCAGATTTCCTAGATTCAAGTTTCGCTAACTATGTTGAAAAGAACCAGATCAATAACAACGGTACAACCTTCAAAGTTAGTAACGTAAGCCAGGATTATCTATCGATGGCATTACGGGGATTATGGAATGATGCAAAAGTTAATATCTGGATGGGTATAGTTAATCCAGCAGATGGTTCAATACTGTATGCCTACAGGATATTCAGCGGCTATATCGATTACTTCAGCTCTGATTTTAGAGTACAGGGTACTGACACAACCAGTACTACAACCGTTAATCTAAATAGTCTATGGAAGAAACTGGATCAAACACAACGCTTACTAGCTAGTACTAGTATTCATCAAAGTATGCATCCGGGAGATAAATTCTTTGACCTAATCGGTATTTTGAATGCGAGTGAGCAAAACTGGAAAAGTAGCAAGAAATAATGAAAAACGGATTTATAACTGAGTATCTCAGTAGTTTGGCAGGACAGCCATTAGTGTACGGTGAGAATGATTGCCATATTATGGTACTTACCATTATTGATATGATCACAGGTTCTAATTACCGTGATGAAATCTATCAGAAGTATAAAACAGCATCAGCAGGTAGAAAATATGCAAAAGAAAATTGCTCGTTTTCTACTTTATTAGGGTTATGTAAAGAGAAAGGGTCATTAGTAGATGAACCATTAGATGGGGATATTATTATTACATCAGGCCATTGTACGGTGTACTGGCGGGGCAAGGTAGTAGTACTTTCAGAAGATAAAACACACTATACCATTTCTTATTACTTCCCAATTGAAAAACAAAAAATTTATAGATTTACAGGGGAGTAATAAACATGGCAATTGCAGCTTTGGGTGTTGCGTTGATTGCTGGGGCGAGTGCAGCAGCAGCCGCTTATGCGGCAGGCGTGATCACTATTGGTATTGTAGCAATCGGTATTGGTACAGCAGCACTATCTTATATATCAAGTTCAATGATGATGAACATCGGACAATCTGGTGTTTCATATCCCAGTACTGGAAGTAGTAACGCCCGGTCATCGAGTCCAAGTACTGGCGTACCCATCGTGTATGGGGGGTCTAACCGAAATAATTTAGATGAAGCCTATGTAAAAGTAGGGTCAATAGTCGCATGGCAGAACGTATACAACGGTACTTCAAACCAGCTATGTACAGTACATGCAATTAGTATTGGTGAGATCGGCTTAGAACCAGGTGCAGGTACTGAAGGCGGCGGTGTAATTAAACAAATTTATATCGATAATGCACCAGTACTTGTAGACGGGGCATTTATCACGGCAGAAGGGCAGTTACCCCAGTCTATGTTACTGCCAAAATTCCGTAATTATCTCCAGATAGAAGTACGATTCGGTAAGCCTTCATACGGTGGTTCAATGACCTTAGCACGTCAGTATGGCGGCAGTCGCTGGACTGATGAAATGCGTGGTGATGGTTTAGTACAGATCTGTACAGTCATCAAGAAAACAAACGATTCCCTAATTGATGGGATTCTACCAAACATGAACTATACGCTCTCATTAGAAATGAAAGGGCGTCTCATTTATGATCTTACAGATAATATTAAAAAACCAACGTCAAATCCTCCTAGCCAGCTTTATGATTTTATAACTAATACAGAATTTGGTTTTGGTCTGAACCCTAATGATATTGATATTATTAGTTTCCGTAATTTGGCTAACTACTGTAAGGCTAACCACTTCTATTCAAATGGTTCTATCCAGTATGACAAGTCTTATAAGGAAAACATAGAAGCAATTTTGAGTACGTTTGGTGGCATTCTATATGAATCAAACGGTGTACTGTATCTTTCGGTTGACGCACCAGATATTCCTGTTCAGCATTTCGATGAAAGCAGCATTATCGGTAGCGTGAATATTACTACAGGTTCAAAATCTGAGTATGTGAATACTATGGACAGTACTTACACCAATCCAGACAACGATTATTCTGAAGATATTATTCGTTATCCGAGTGATGCAATCAATAATGAAACGGTAGTTAAAGACGGTTATATTATTAAGAAAGATTTAAACTATAAATGGATTCAGGACAAAACACAGTTAGCTACTTTAAGTAACATCGAACTATTAAAATCTAAGTACATCAGTAACACTATTACCTTCAATACTTACGTTACAGATATGAAAGTATTCGATGTGTTCACGATTAGTTTTAAAGAGGCTGGCTTAGTCAATAACAAGTACCGGGTAGTATCTCGTACTGTACCTATGACAGTAGATAAATCGGGTATTATCCAAATTACTGCTACCAGTTACGATGACGGTATCTATCAGGGAAAAGATCCGGGACGGTTCCCACAGGAAGGTTTAACCAATTTACCTAATCCAACGTATGTTGCACCGCCAAGTAATCTCAGAGCACAGCGTTTAGGGGCTACGGCTTCAGGTAATACAGTACTATTAACATGGGATATAAGTCAGGATACTTCGGTACGTGGTTACAAAATCCGTTATAAGCGTAGCGACTCATCTACATGGGTTAGTGTTGGTGATGTTGGGAAGTACACAACAAGTTATGAGATTTTAAATCTTGTATATGGTGTTCAATATGATTTTGGTATTGAAGCATATAACACTCTAGGATATTCATCAGAACTAGTAGCTATCTATAATCAGATGCCACAAGTTATCTTTGCACTCCCTAAGATCACTAATCTCGATATGGTAAATGATGACATTGGGTTAAACCAGACATACGCACAAGATTTTATTTTCAGATGGGATGATCAGAGTTCGACTGTAGTTAATGGTAAGACTTTTGCAGACTTCTTTAAGACGTATGAGATTAGAGTATATGACCGTTACCGTAATTATATTACCTCGTACTATACCACTACTAACACATGGACTTATACCTTTGCAATGAACACTAGCGACGGTCTGAACCGTTATCGTGTATTCGGTATTATTGCACATGGTTGGGGTACTGGTATCTACTCAGAAGAAGTACAGATCGAAGTTAACAACCCACAGCATCCACAATTATTGGGTATTAATCTAAAAAGCGGATTTGATTCAGTATTCATTGATTGGACAGAATCGAACATTCCAGATTACGCCGGGATCGTAATGCAGATTGCATTAGATGAAGGATTTAGTTCAGGTTCTAAGTACTTCAGTAGTACTAACCGTTACAGTACTTCTTTCGGTATCGATGATGGTTCGTGGTTCGCTCGTGTAGCAGCCTATGATGTGTTTGGGCAGGATGAGTTAGTTTGGTCGCCTACCATTGGTTTTAACCAGAATACTAAAGTGCCGTATAGTAAGCTCAATGACGATGTAATTGATAGTTTATTAAACAGTGATGTAGCTACTGGGATTGTTGAGAAACAGATCGTAGATGAATTAGGTTCACGCTGGCAGGTACAGGTAAGTAATAACGGTAACGTTACAGGTATCGCTTTAGCAGCAGATGAAAAGGATTCTGTGTTTACTGTTATGGCAGATCGTTTTAGCGTTATCAGTACTGACTCTGCAAAACTAAGCGATAAAGTTTACCCATTTGTAGTACAGAATGGCAAAACATTTATAAATTCGGCAGTTATTGCCACTGCATCAATCAATGAAGCAATGATAAATGATCTAAGCGTCTCACGAGCGAAGATTCAGACCGCCGCGATCGACAGTTCAAAAATTGCACAATTGAGTGTACTTAATTTTCACCTTCAGGATGGTATTATTGATTCAGCTAAAATATCTCAACAGCTACAAAGTACTAACTGGGATGGCGTTAATGGTTGGATGATCAATAAGAACGGTACTGCAAACTTTGGTAATGTGAATGTTAGAGGTAATATTCAGGCTACTTCCGGTACGTTAGATAACGTAATTATTAATGATAGCTGTACTATTAGAGGTACTCTATCCGCTGCAAGGATTTTAGGCGATCAGTGTCGTCCACAAACAAGCGGGGTAGAACGTAGCCCTAACATATGGGGCACAACTCCTATAGCCAATCATTTGTATACAGCTCTACGTATAAACGGAGAAGATTTTGACCGTATAATGAATAGTAATATTAATCTTATTTTAGGTGCATGGAAATGGAACAGGTTTCAAGTCTACATTGGTGGTGATGGCATTGCCAATCGGCTACTTTTAGATTTTGATGCTGGTACTGGTGGTAAGTATGCACCTTATGTATATGCAGTTGATAATGTTCTAATTCCGGCTGTAGGTCGTGGCAAAATGAATTATATCTATGTAACGGCACAGGATGATCGTACTGGTAGTTGTGCTATTGGTATCGGTAAGGTCGTTGATGATAGATTAGATATTATGCTTTACCGTGCGGGTGAAAATCCAGTAAGTAATGGATAAATAAAATGGGTTAACCCCATTATAATAATTATAACAACGAGGTCAGAAATGGATCTAGGTACAATCGTAGCTTGTGCGGCTTGCATTGTTGCGGGTATGGCTTTTTTATGGACTGTCTACCGTGATAAAACAACTGATACAGAAGATCTACTTGATAGAGTAGGTCAAATAGAAACTAAAATTGCTCTTGCAGAAAATAGTATTAATAGATTAGAAACCGAAAATGCCGAAATGAAAAAGACATTGAAAATTCTTGAAGATCAGATTAATGCAATGAATTTGAAGGTTGAGCGGATTTTAACAATTCTAGAAAACACCAAAGGGGCATAAGCCCCTTTTGTTATTTGTTTTTAAGTTGTGCAATCATATCCATGATTCTGTAAGGTGTTTGTCTGTACCAGAGCGAATCCTTTGCCTGTACTACGGCTTCTTTATAGTTCTGTACTCGTAGAGCCTCTAACATCTTTTTAAACTTTTTCACTCCGCCTAAGCCTAGCTGAAAGACCATAATAATTAGAAAATCTTCCCAATCAGAAGGCACATTTAATCCTAATGACTTGTACTCATATTGTGCTTTCTGAATATCATTCTCAAGTAATGCATCAGCTTGTGCTTCGGTAATGCCTTCTGAGTAGTCAATATCACCTAACATAAGATGACCGTACCCAATAGTACTAAATCCTAGAGAATCCTTGTACGGGTAAAACTTACCATCTCTGAAGTACTTCATCTTAGCTTGATACTGTTTAGTACCTTCATATTCCTTTAATCTATATTGTAAATCCATTTAAGTAATTCCTCATAAATATTCCATATAGGAGTATTTATTATGAGAATTACAAAAAGCTGGGGAGTTAATAACCCAGAACAATGGGATGTATCAGAAGTTGACAGTGGGCGTTACGCAGCCTTTGTTTATGTTATTAGGTTTGATGATGGTAGTTTTTACATCGGTATGAAGCACGTTTATAAAAAATTGAGAGATATTAAAAAACTCACCAGTACTACACAAAGTAGCGACTGGAAAAGATATACCAGTAGTAGCAGGAGCGTTAACCTAATGATTGACGAAGGATGTGATTATGAGAAATCCATTCTATGGTGTTTCCAGACCAGTAATGAAGCAGCACTAATAGAGGCTGCATTGATTTGTTACTTTGGACTACAGGCCAACAATCTTAACAAAGCTGTAATGTGTAAGGCACATTTTCCAAAAGACAGATACGAGTTGTTTGGAGTACTGCAAACATTGATAGAGGAATTAAAGTAATGACATGGCGTAGGGGCAATAGTCCCAATGATATGAAGAGATTCATAAACAAGAATAGCCCACGAGTAGGGCAGCAATTCAAGAAAGAATTAAGTACTAGAATGCGTACTGTAACTAACCAGATGCAGGCGAAGATTAACCAGGAAGTAAAGGGTGGGGTAGTACCGTTCACAGGTAGAAGTATGATATTCAAATACCAGAAGGTAAACGAGTTTGAGACTGTAAATCGGATCATAGTACTGCCTAGTCAAACTTCCTATCTTAAGTACGTCTTAGATTCTAGCTACTCTAACCGTACAGAATCGAAAATCATTCCTTACCAGAATGCTAAGTTAACGAAGCAGGGGAACATAGTACAACTACGTTCACGCTCTAAGAACAATAAATATAAGAAGGTCAAAAGTAAAAACGGGAATATCTACCTAATCGATACTACTAAGAAATCCTCAAAGCGTAACCCTAAACTGGCACGCGAGCAGAGAGTAATAGGCTATTACGGTTCAGTAGGTAGGAAGCGTATTTTCGATTTTTATGATGAAACCGAACAAAAAGTAATAGAACAATTAAGAAGTTTACGCGGTGCTTTTGATTACCGCTGGAGAAATTAAGATGAAAGACTTAGAACAATTTCCCTGTTACGATCACTCTGTATTAACAGACTTCTCTTTTCAATCCATTCAACCAGTAAGTGTTACGATACCTTATGACAACGCACTATCTGGAAGCAAATATATAAAAAAGAAAGTAGATAAAGAACAAGGAAATTTAGTAGTGTATAGTTTCAATCATGATAATACACCTCGTGTAAATGAAGGTGATGTTATAGCTATTGAACTACTCAATGAAGCTGTAGAAGTAACGGTACTATATTCTTATAACCATATCTTCAAAGGTCATCGCGTATATTCTTGTGTTTGTCAGATACTAAAGGATATCACAAAATGATTAGTATATTAATTGAGTTAGTAAAAACAGGAATGGACTTCTTTCTAAAGAAGAAGACTATCGAAAAAGAAGTTACTCAAACTAAAGCAGACGGACAGATAGAAACCAACAAAGAAGAAATCGAGAAAGTTACCTTTCACTGGCGTAACGCTCTCGGTTTCGTGATTACCCTAATTATCCTCTACAACTGGATCATTGTACCTGTACTTGATGCATTTGGTATTGTAGTAATTCAGGTTCCGCTGGGGCAGCTACTGCAAGTACTGCTTATCATGGTTGGTGGAAGCTAAGAAAGCCCCTTATGGGGCTTTTTTGTTTATTTTTGCTTTAAAGGTAATTTCATCATTTTCATCATGAATATCATAAATTTCTACTTGGGGTTTATTTTGCTTCTTATTTCCTAGTTTCATGTCTATTAATACTATTACTGTCAAAAATGTGATTAAGATGCAGTAATAGATAGATTCATCAGAGCCAGCATAGTCAAAATGCCATGCAAAGAAAATGGATACTACTGCTATCACAATACTACATACGCACCAAATATCTATTGGTTTCCCACCATTTTTTAATACAAGTTTTTGAAGGTTATTAGCAACAAAGTTCGTACCAGCCAATACTGTTAGTACTAGTGATATAGAACCCAAAGCAAACATAGGCGTTTGCCAAAATATTTTTAGTAGACCAAAAAATGCTAAAAGAAATAATACTAATACAAGTAGTGGTTTCCAGTTCCTTTCCAT